TTAAATGTAAATTAATTTGGTTGTATACAACTTTTTTTTACAACCTATGGTTCACGGCCCCCCAAACTCGGTGTTACTGGCAGCGTTATCTGTTCACGTTTTGTTCCAACGTCCCCCCGCCCCCCTAATATTGGGGGGACGGTCAGCAGTACAGTCGTGTCGTGTCGTTGGGTTGATAAATTCATTGGCATATATTATCGTTCGGGTATGGAGAACACAGCTAGCCTAGAACTACTGCCCGATGATGTGCTCAAGGAAATATATCTACTTGAGGAGCAGGCAAAACGACTTGACATGCGTGACAAAGCGCAAGAAGACTTCATGTCGTACGTCCACCATGTCTATGAGAACTTCATAGAGGGGACCCATCATAGAATCATAGCGGAAAAGCTAGAACGTATCGCAAACGGTGATTTAAAAAGACTGATTGTGAATATGCCGCCCCGACATTCTAAATCAGAATTTGCATCCTATCTCATGCCGTCCTGGTTCTTGGGCAGAAATCCCAAGTTAAAAATCATTCAGGCTACCATGAACACCGAACTTGCTGTAAGATTCGGGAGAAAGGTCCGAGACCTGATCGCCGACCCGGTATATCGGGAGGTCTTTCCCAACACGGACCTTAAACAGGACAGCCAAGCTGCTGGTCGGTGGGAGACTAGCGTCGGCGGGGAATATTTCGCAGCAGGGGTGGGAGCGGCGATGACTGGTCGTGGCGCAGACTTGCTTATCATCGATGACCCGCACTCGGAACAAGATGCTTTGTCCACGACTGCTTACGATAATGCGTATGAGTGGTACACTTCGGGTCCTAGACAGAGACTCCAGCCGGGAGGCAGCATAATTATTGTCCAGACCCGGTGGTCAAAGAAGGATATCACGGGCAGGTTACTGTCTGCACAGGCCAAAGATGTAATGGCTGACCAGTGGGAAGTTGTAGAATTTCCTGCGATTATGCCGTCGGGGGAACCATTATGGCCTGAATTTTGGAAAAAAGACGAGCTTCTCAAGGTCAAAGCTTCGCTGTCCGTGGGCAAATGGAATGCGCAGTGGCAACAAAATCCTACGTCCGAAGAAACCGCGATGGTCAAGCGGGAGTGGTGGAACGAGTGGGAAGAAGACGATGTTCCAGATTTAGACTACATAATTCAGTCGTATGACACCGCGTATTCAAAGAAAGAGACCGCTGACTACTCTGCCATTACGACGTGGGGTGTGTTTCGTCCGTACAGAAACGGGGAAGAACATCTGATATTGCTGGATGCCAAGAAAGGTCGGTGGAATTTTCCAGAGCTTAAAACCATAGCAAAAGAAGAGTTTGAGTATTGGGACCCAGAGTTGATGTTAATTGAGGCAAAAGCGTCTGGTCAACCGTTGGCTGATGAAATGCGGTTACTGAACCTCCCTGTTGCGACCTTTGCCCCCGGTCGTCGGAAGGGTGGGGGAGGTCTGGACAAGACAGCGCGTATGCATATTGTTTCGCCTATTTTTGAATCGGGCAAAGTGTGGTATCCTTCTGGGGAGAAATTTGCCGACGAAGTCATAGAAGAGGTTGCATCATTTCCTAATGGCGACCATGATGACTTTTGTGATAGTATGACAATGGCATTGATGCGCTTTCGCCAAGGCGGGTTTGTCAGGCTTGATGGCGAAGAGTTTGAAGACGATTACGTTCCAAGAAAGCGGGAATACTACTGATGGCTGAAACCGCCAAAGATTTAGTTAAGAAGGACCTGAAGGAAAAGAAACTCAAGGTCCCAGAGCTAGACGAGAAGACCAAGAAGCACCGTGATCAAATGGCTTTATTGGAAATTCGTTCAGATCTTGACCCATATCTTATTGATAATCCAACAGCGCGGCTGGGCTTTGATATAATAGAACGTGGCTTGGAGATGGATGGCAAGAGCGGCGGCGAGTTGTTAGCTATGATTGCTGGTGGTAAAACAGGGCTGTACAATTATAATTTTTCAAACAATATGTATGGCATGATGCTGCCGTCGAGCAGGCTTAGACAAACTCCCTACAACGGCCCCTTACTAAACACAGATGACTTTCCTGAGAGATACAGGCTTACTACTCAGGTGTTAAAAAAACAAGGAATCGAGAGCCTATTGCCAGCGTCTGAGGGTTCTACAATATATTATGAAACGGGGTATGTTGATGATCCTAAAGCAAAGGGTTATAAAGAAAATGCCCCCAAAGATCAAGGACTTTCGGTCTTGATGGAAGAGTTGTCTCACCTCGGCATGCGCTACCTTCAAACCGAAATGGGTGAAGGAAGAATAGGTCTAGGGGACGAAGAAGAAATGATGCAGTATCAGCGGGGACGATCCGCTGCCGAACGAGGTGTTTACGCGACGGATGAAGCTAAAAGAAAGTATGATTTTTATCAACTTCCAGGTGTTAGCACTACTAAAGATAGATATGATGCTATTGATAAGTCTGCGATGAAAGCCTTAAAAGAAAGAGGCATAACAGCAACACCTATTGAGCAAGCCGGACCAACAATCATGGAACGATTACTGGGGATGTTTAACTAATGGCACTACCACCAACAGCAGTAGAAATGGCTATGGGTCCCGGTGGCCCAGCTATGACAGCAGAAGAACAAATGACCGAGGTCCAAGTACCAACAGGCGAGATGCTTCCAGAGGGTATCATGCTTGCAGGTGATGAGGAGATGGTTGAGGTTCAGGCAGAAGTTTACGACCACAATGCGAACTTGGCTGAAGTATTAGACGACTCGATCCTCGGAACTTTGTCCTCGGACCTTGGTGGTAAGGTAGATGAAGACAAGTCTTCTCGTGAAGATTGGGAAGAAGCTATTTCCAAGGGCCTGACGCTTTTGGGGATAAACTATGAAGAGCGGAACGAGCCTTTCATGGGGGCTTCTGGTGTAACTCATCCGTTGTTATCGGAGGCGGTTACACAGTTTCAGGCACAGGCTTACAAGGAAATGCTGCCGCCGGGTGGTCCTGTGAAGACACAGATTATAGGGCAGCAGTCCAAGGAAGTTGAAGATCAGGCCCAGCGGGTCAAGGACTTCATGAATTATCAGGTTACAGAGGTGATGGAAGAGTATGATCTGGACACAGACCAGATGCTTTTCTATTTGCCGATTACAGGTTCGACGTTCAAAAAGGTATACTTCGACCCGATGAAGCAGAGGGCTGTGTCGAAGTTTGTACCTGCGGAAGATTTGATTGTGCCGTACAGCGCGACAGATTTACAGACTGCCGAGCGGTACACACATGTAGTTCGCATGAGCGAGAACGATATCCGAAAGCTACAAGTAGGAGGTATATATCGTGACGTATCACTCTCAGCTACTGAAGATGAAGAGGCTGATTCAACAATACGGGGTAAAGCTGATGATATCCAGGGTCTCCGTCCGGGTTACTCTGATGAAATGTTTACAATCCATGAAATCCATGTGGACTTGGACCTTGAGGGATTTGAGGATATGGATGAGATGGGTGAGGCGACAGGGATTAAGTTGCCTTACATCGTTACAATGGACGAAGGTTCCGGGCAGATTTTGTCAATCGTTCGTAACTGGCGTGAGACGGATATACTCCGCCGCAAGCGTCAGTTCTTTGTTCATTATAAGTTTCTTCCTGGTTTTGGTTTTTATGGCTTTGGCCTACTTCATATGATAGGAGGGCTGTCTCGTGCAGCAACTTCAATACTACGCCAGCTTATTGATGCTGGAACTCTCTCAAATTTACCAGGCGGTTTCAAGGCTCGTGGTGTTCGCATTCGCAATGATGATGAGCCTGTTAACCCTGGTGAGTTCCGCGATCTTGACGCTCCTGGTGGCGATATTCGTAACGCCATTATTCCTTTGCCTTACAAAGAACCATCTGGAACGCTTGCCCAACTTCTGGGAGTTGTTGTTGACTCTGGTAGAAGATTTGCACAAGTGGCAGACTCAAAGGTCGCTGACGTTAATTCGCAAGCTCCAGTCGGCACAACAGTGGCTCTCATCGAGCAAGGCTCAAAAGTAATCAGCAGTATTCACAAGCGGCTGCACTATGCACAGAAGAATGAGTTCCGTCTGCTTGCTGAAATCTTTTCTCTGAATCCCGTGCCATATCCTTACATGATTGGACCAAATATTCCTCCTGAGATTATGGCGCAGGATTTCGACGGGCGGGTAGACGTTCTCCCAGTATCCGACCCGTCGATCTTTTCTATGGCGCAACGGCTGTCGTTGGCACAGACACAGCTTCAGTTGGCGCAGGCTGCACCGCAGATGCACAATATGTATGAAGCCTATCGGCGTATGTATGATGCACTGGATATCAAGAATATTGACAGTATCCTGCCCCCGCCACAGCCGCCACAACCTATGGACCCCGGCATGGAAAACGCAAACGTACTGTCTGGTCAGATGGTTCAGGCGTTTCCAGAGCAGGATCACATTGCACACATCCGTGTTCATGCTGCCATGCTGCAACAGCCATCCACCGCAGCCAACCCGCAAGCATTCATGATGTTGCAGTCTCACGTTCAGCAACATGTGGCGATGCATGCTCGTGACTTGGTGCAAGAAATGTTTAACGGCGTAATGCAGGAAGCACAGGCCCGTGGTGAGATGATACCGCAGGTTGACCCTGCTGCTCTTGAAGCTGCTGTTGCACAACAAATTGCTGACACCACAGAGGAGTTGGCTCCGGTTCTGACTCCACCACAGCAACCTGACCCACTTGTTGCTATCCGTCAGCAGGAACTGGAGAACGATACGCAAGAGATTCAGCGCAAGGCGATGAATGATGCGATGGACTTCCAGATTGATCAGGCTCGGTTGATGCAGGCGTACGAATTAGCGCAGAAGCGTCAGCAGTTACAGGAGCAGATTGCTGAAGACCGTAACTTGGTCAACGTATATAGAATAGACACACAAGCTAACTTGAAGAGGCAATAATGGCTGGCATAGCAGGTTTACTCAATCAATTACAATCGGCGTTTGACACGACCAATCAACAGTTAGTTCAAAGTCTGGATAGAATCAGGCTGTTGGAAGAACAGGCTAGGCAGACTTCTCAACCTTCTATTGGTGGTTCGGTGCCAGTAAATCAGGACCCCGGCTATGCTGTTGATAATGAACCAGGTGCCCCACCTAGTGCGGATCTGTCACTGATAGAAGGTGGTTTTGACAACAGAGTTCCTATTTCGACAATGCCTACCCCGCCGATGTTCGGTGGTGGGGGGTTTCCTGGTTCGGGAAGATTTCCCGGTTTCTTTGGCCGACCTAACCGACCTATAGCGATTCCTTTTGGTAGCTTTGGACAACCACAACGTCCAGCATTTGGTGGGTTAGGTACAATGTTCGGTAATATTTTTAGGGGTAGAATGTGATATGTTTCAGGCTCTTATTGGACCCATTGCTTCACTGGCTGGATCGTTTGTTGAGGGTCAGGTATCCAAGCAAAAAGCGAAAGCAACTCTTGCGCAAACTGAGGCGGAAGCGAAAGCGGAGATAATGAAGACAGCAGCCACCCACGATTCCAAGTGGGAACTGATTATGGCTGAGTCTACAAAATCGTCCATCAAGGATGAAATAGTCACGGTGATTATACTTATCCCCGTGATTTTAGTTTTCATTCCTGGCATGGAACAGGTGGTCAAGAATGGCTTTGACCGTTTGAACGAG